CTGTTGCCATTGAGCTTTTTCCTGTAAGTAGTTCTGCCTAGCTGGAATTTTTTCGGTAAGGTACTCGTCTGCTTGGGTAAGGATATTTCGGATGTCATCATCGCTATACTCCTTGCCGTCAACTTCTACGTACGACTTCCCGATATTCTGTAGGGCGAACTTCTTGGCGGCTTGCGCTTCCTTCTGTAACTTTTGCAAGTCTTCAAAGGTCTGAACATTTTCAAGTTCAGGTTGGCCGGTTGCCTGCTCAGTAGGTTGGCTGTTGGATTTAAGGGATTCGATCTCGGCTTTAAGTGCATCTGCATTTTCTTCAGCAGACTTAGCCCGTGCAGTTAGTTTATTAACTTGCTTGAGCAGTTTACCTACAGCTTTTGGCGGTTCCTCTTCGGACTCCTCCTCGATTTCTTCATCCTCTTGCTCGGTTTCTTCTTCGGTATCTTCTTCCTCTTCGGAAATAGACTGTGAAAGAACATCTTCTTCCGATGCTTCTGCCTCTTCGGAACTCTCGGTGACTTCCGCTTTAGCCTCATCGTCAGATGCCTGCTGATCACTTTCAACTTGATCGACAAAGGATGCCGCCAAATCTTCCATGCTCATTGGGCCTTGCGCTTGATTGTCTTCTGCTCCCGTGGATTCAGCCGGAGCCTCGCTAATAACTGTGTCTGCCATAATTTCTCTGCGTTTGAAGAGTTCGCACTCTCTTGTATTGATCTGCGGAGTAAATACACCCCGCCAATGACAATTATATCAGAAAGAAATTAGGATTATTCAGGAAATTTTAAATGCGTTCCAGTTGTTTAAAAATCTTTCATACTTTGCTTTGGATTTAGCATTGTGAGGGTACAAACTTATGCGAATTGCATTGTCTAAATCCATACATGGTATGATGTACCAAGCATTAACGGGTTCGATGTAAGCCGCTAAGGTATCAACCTTTGTACAGTCTATTGTCTCTTTTACCTTTTTACCGGATGCCGAGGTAATCATGTACCTTCCCAAACCCCCATTATTCCGTTTATCCTCTATCAAAACACCTGTGCCTTTTACCTGCACTCGAAAGGTCCGACCTGCCGAGTTCATAACAATACAATCCTGTGGCAAATAGTCGCCAATAGGCGTAAAAACTTCTAAACCATTTTTTAGGGCATCTAAAGAAAACTGTTGCTCGTATATGCTACCCGTCCTCTTCATCCCCTAAGTCGATTTCACTCTCGAACTCCAGGACTTCTTCTCCGAGCCATTCATTCAAATCATCCATCGCAATTTTAGCCATTTCCATATCATCGATGTCGGACTCTTCAAGCCATCGATTCAATAATGCACGATGTTCGTTTTTAAACTGCTGATGTGGGGTCTCTGTCATCCTCCTCATTTTCGATACAACTTATTAGCCTACTTAGCCCGGCAATCTCACCCGACAGACGGGCAAGTTTTTGTGGATTGTCTACATGGGTGTAATCCTGGAAATCAACCAAGCATGAATCTCTTTGCTCTTTGATAAATTTCTTAACAAATTTCCATTCTGTTTGATCGCCCAAACCCGCAATAGCGTCAGATAAATTCATTACATTGAACTTGCTGGTACATTACCAGGCGCGGTCCCCAGTTGACCGATTAGTGCGTTTCTTTGTTGGGCTTGCTGTTGCTCGAGCTGACCAGCATATGTTTGTAGCCTCTTAGCAAAGTTCTCGTCCTCCTGCATCCTTTGCTGGATGTCTGTGGCTGGAATTTCTTCCGTTCCCTGCAAATATGTCTGCATGAATTGTAAACGAAGCTGGGCATTGGCCCCCTGCGGTGCGTTGACAACTTGACCACTAAAGATTTTTGCGAGATCCGCAGATGTTTCCTTAATCTCCTTATCGGTTGCCTCTTCAGCGGGGGCTATTAATTGGCCAGCAAGGTTTGGATCGATTGCTTCGATTACTTTACGAAGATATACATCGTAGCGAGCTTGGCCTGCTCTGTCGTAGCTTGACATTAATTTGCCTACGGTATCCAATTTCTGTAGAACCTTTTCCTCATCTTGGTTCATCGAGTTCCAACTAATATTAAAGTCATACAACTCGGCAGTTTCATCCAGGATAAGCTGTGCGCCTTGCTCGTTGTTCGTTACCCGAAACCAAACCATTGGTCCGCTGTAAGTACGATCCAAGCACCATATACGCTTCAAAACTTCCTTCCATCCACTTAGCCAACAATTTACTAAATGTTGTTTTAAAGTATTTGCTTCCACCGCGTCTTCAGGACCAGTCGCTCGACCGGTTATCTTGTCACACAGCCTGCGGATATCCATCTCAACTTGTGTCGATGCTGGTGAGAACCTTGGAGTTTCCATAAATCCAACCTCTCCCCGCCTCCGCACAGGCAAGAATGCACCTGGTCCTAATCGATCAGGCCGCCTTCCGATTTGAAACTCGACAGGTGGCATGGTTGTCATGCTTGCCGCGTCACGCCTACTATCTAACTCGGTCTTCACAGCCAATTGATAGCTCTTTAACAGCTCAGGGTATCCCCGAGAGTCCAATAAACGATGGTTTAAATGCTCTCTCGTGATACACACAAATGGATACCGCCCCTCGTCATACCCAACAGGCTCATGGAATCCAGCATCTTCCATTTCCTCAGTCCAGCAGGTCTTAGTAACCACAGGGCAATCATCCTCGTCCAACTCCTTACGATAGGTAGTAATTACTTTAATTAATCCCTCGTAATGCTGGCTCCCATAATTGTTCCCATAGTTATAAGAAATCATGCTGTCGCTATATCGTTCCTCAGCGTAAAAATCCTTAGCTTTCTCGATAGCTTCATCAATCCACTTGGCATCCCATCCTTCATTGACCTTCTGTTTTAAAGCCTCGGGTGTATAGTAATGCAAACAATGGATAGAACGGGCGGACTCCAGGTCGATCACATTACTGTCCACTATTAATTCACGCCCAAGCTCATAAGCTTTAACTGCCGGACGATTAACCACCATCTTTTCGGTAGGTATTTCTGTCTCTCCCGTCTTGCGAAGTTCATTAAGCATCTTCTTGACCCGTCTTTTCTTCAACTTTGGGAACATCGGATAGAACATTTCCTCGACTCCCTCCTTCATCTCGGGGTCTTGAATAGCCATTGCCAGTTCGGGCGATTGCTGGGCAATTTCTTCCAAACTTAATGGTTCAAACTTACGAGTCTTCTCCTGTTTCCAGTAAGTACCAAAGAAAGTCAGTCCATTCTGCAATAAATAATTAGCTCCGATGGCTGACTCCCTCATCAGTTCATCCATCGTCCCCATTCGCCACTTCAAAAATTCACTTACCAACTTGGCAGATGCTATGTCACCGCTCTCCACAGGCGCGGCCACCAGGTTTGCCTGTGAGAGGGCCTGCGTGAGAGTCGCGACATCCCCATCGATTAATGGGTTTATCAAATTCGGATCGAGATCACTTGCCCCGTCCCAAGGGAAGGCATCGGGTCCACTTTTCTTACCATCTCCACTCTTACCCGCCCACTCGTTAAAGCGAACCTCCCGTGCATCTTCTGCCTTATCCATCCACCAAGATAGATTTGCCTTAGCTCGTTCAAATTCATGCTTTAATTCATCAACATCGGGCTTTTCTTCGTATAATTGTACTTCGTTTTCCATTTTTCTAAACTTTCTAGTTTAACATTTTATTTCTTAATTTATCCAAGGCTTGTTGCTCGATGCGTTGGAGCGATGTGAAACCAATCCCCACAAATTCCGAAATCTCCTGTAGAGTTAATGGTTCAGGCTCCTCACCGCTGGCTAAAGATTCAATCCCCCGCTCAATAACCATCTCCCGAAGCATCATATCGATCCTTCTGTCCTTTTCTTCCACACTCTCACACCAATCGGTATAGCTCTTCATTGCCTTCCACCTTCTTGACGATGATTTGACTCTTGGGTGGGTGATTGTCCTGTGGCCTCTTAACGCACACACCAATCTCATCCCGATCATTAAAATATATACGCATCAAACGAGGATTTGGTACCTTCGATAATACCCTAGCCTTCTCATACCTCGGCTTTTCCACCTTAATCACAGGTGGAGCCTCCTTTGCCACTTCTTCCTTGTACACCTTCTGTACAGTCGCCCGACTAAAGCCAACAGCCTTAGCGATCTTAGGCCAAGTCTCCCCAGCCTGCCTAAGCATTACGATTTGATTACGATGCCCAGGCATCACCTTTTTAGATTTCATAATTTAATAACTCCCCCCGCCTGTTGCTAAAAAACTGTCCTCATCATGGTACTCGAAATTCCCGATGGAAAAATACCTGGCACAGTCCACAAAATCTTTAGGCGCAGACTTTAAATCCCCAGGTATATATGCCTGCATACAGCTAATTAAATTCTGACATTCATCCGAGAACATCAATCTAGGCTTATTATCCAAATCCATAGGTCTATCCCGATCCCATGCCAGTAAATTGTTGATTGCCTGTAAGCCTGTCTCGATGTCCAAAGCCTCAGCCGGTTCAACGATGATATCTTCATTCGCTAAATCATCTATGATATTAGAAGATCCTTCCGACTTCTGATAACTTGCCGCCCCTAAACGAGGGTCGATGATTCGTACAACCTCATTATCCCCACAAATCTTTTCCATCCTCCTAATCTCATCCGCATAATCCTTCAATCCATACCCATTCGGTTGGGCGGCCTCGCCGGCTGTCATCTTGTCCTTAGTCAGATCAATCCATCCGCCCCATGTGTCAAAATCAGGAAACTCCTTAACCGCCCAGGCGACTCCATGTGCATCGATTGCAAATAATACCATCGTCCAGGGCTTTGCTCCCGCTGGGTCAATGCTTAGAACGAAGTTTGCATCCTCAAAATCGGGTAACTTTTCTGCCTGTACGAAATTCTTATCCGTAAGATTTGGAAATATTGCCCGACTTTGACGAACTGGCACTCCATACGCCCGGCAAAGAATAGTTTCCCTCTTTTCCCCCTCTAGTTGGTTCTTCATTGCTTCCCATCCGCCAAAGGGGTTAGCCGCTGTATGGAAATACACCACCGAGCTGGCTTTGCGGATGGGCTGTTGGACGAGGGGAACCTCTTCGCCGTCCAGGAGGTCCGCTTTTGCCGATTCGACTGTTCTCGCGCCTGTGAGCATCGATTTTACTACCGAGTTCCAGCCGTCCACGGCGGTGAAGGAAATTAATCCACTTGCTGGTCGAACTACTCCATCATATTGACTCTCATGGGAACGAGTTACACATCTAAATCTGAGCGTATTGACCCATGACATAGGCACGAGTTCATCTGCCCAAAATCCAATGTTGTGAGTACCATTAACCGGTGGAGAGGGACATCCGATTTCTCCTCCTTCGATTGTACTGATGTCTTGGCTCCAGTTTCTAAAGATACATTCAGACCGATTAGGCAAAGTAAATTTAGAGGCGGTAAAGCCATTACGAAGACTGTACATAACATACCCGACTTTACCCCTACCCAACGATTTTAATTCTTTTGGAAGGTATTTAAATACGAGCTTCTGCTGAAATTGGATCGAATTTGCCGATGTTTCAGTAAGACACCAAATAATCGTACCTGGGTTCTCAACTAAAGTTTGGACTACTCTCTTCGCACAAAGCTCAGACTTGCCCGCTCTATTACCCCCCATAAGCAGAATTTCCGAGTGAGTCTTTAATTCCTTATCTGCTAACTTCCAGGTATCCAATTCAAAGCCATGCCGATATGGGTCATCTTTTTCCTTGGCTATCGCTTCCTCACGCTTCTCCCAATATGCGAGGATCTTCTCAGGCGACATCCTCAGCATCTCTGCCTTGCTGAGAGGCGGGATGGCGGGATGCGGTGACCAAGTGAGAGGCATGGACGATTATAGCAGATGGGCGATAGTAGGTCACCTCGGGTGGGGCAATTTGTCAGAATTTTTTTATGAGCCTCTATCGGTCGGCGGTGATCGGGGGGCAGATTTTCAGACCCCCCTCCCCCCCTCCTGGAGCCTAAATTTTTATGTGATTTAGGACAGAGTGTGCAATATATTATAATTATGCATCATTTTATAGCGTACAGGACATAAAGTGGTTCGTGATATAATGATTATGTCTAATTAGACTTGCATCGAACCTTATTGAGAATACTTTCTCAATTGCTTGCACCGATAGAAATGCCTACTGATAAAAAGCGTATTACGATAGAGGCTGAGAACCTTCCAGCTAACCTTACAGTAGAGGAGACCTGTCCATCGATCTACACAGCACAGGGTCTGTACGATAAGCGACCAGGTGACTATGCTAAAGTAGTACAGATGTTATCCGATGGCACACCAGTTAGTCGGATTAAGAAGGAACTAAAGGTTTCTCATAACACAATAGCTGTGGTTCGCTCCCGTGAGAAGCAGGTGATCGAATCATCGAAGAAAGTAATGAGAGGTTTAATCGGCCATGCTTCACAGCT